TTTTTAAGAAGTATTTAGAAAACTATCAACGAGCACTAAGCAGTCGCGACGTAGAAAAATATGTCGACGGCGAAGCTGATGTAGTTGATTACGAATAAGCGCAAATTCATTTACAAGCTTTTCGTAATCAACTACATCAGCTTCGCCGTCGACATATTTTTCTACGTCGCGACTGCTTAGTGCTCGTTGATAGTTTTCTAAATACTTCTTAAAAAACTTACTGCGCAATCTACGCAATTCGATATTTAAGTAGTTGAGTATAGCTTCAATCTCTTGTAGCTGATTAAAACGATACTCAACAATGCCGGGCATCGCAGCAGCAGCTTTTTCTATGTTACCGTAAAGTTTTACTTCTGATCTAGCTTTATCTAATTCATCGTTATAAAATGCTACGGCATCTGGAATCTTAGACAAATCTCGAGATATGTCGCTATACCAACCCATTACTCAACTGGTCCTGTAAAAATTTCTACAACAACCCAGATCATCCAAATCGGCAGTAGAAAAATTAGCATCAAAGCAGCAACTACTGGTTGTCTCATAAATGTCTTTGCTACTGCTTTGCCGAGCACTACTACAAAAATAACTAGTAGTACTAAACCAACTATAGTGAGTTCAAAAAACCCCATTAGTCCCATTCCTCTTCGTGTTCTTCTTCGACTTCTTCGTCTAAGTAATATTCAATAGCACTATCTAAGATGTCGTCGTGTCCTAAACAGTCCTTTAGTGTTTCGTCAGAAACACCGTAGTCTACGAGCAAGTCGACGTAGCGCTCGGCTACGTCGGTTATGCTTTTCTTGTCAAGGTATTCTTTAAAAACACCCCAAGTATCTGTAACTTGATTTTCGTCCACAGATAATTCCCCTTATTCTGTTTCGACTACCTCAGCTTCAGGAGCTTCGGCATCCTGTAAATCATCAATGGTATTTATGTCGTCGGTAACAGTCGGAGTTTCTTCTTCAGCTAGCAAGAACTCTTCCATAACTTTGTCAAGAAGCTCGCCAGTCCACTTTTTGCGATACTCAAGAATTTCGTTGCCATCGCGGTCAATATACAAGTAACGGTTACCTTGCTTTTTAACAATACCCTTGGCTTCGAACATATCAAATAGACCACTGTACGGATCCATGCCAGTTTCGTATGGAATCTTAACCTGTACACCTTCGAACGGCTTTGCGTAACGAGTCTTCATTACTTTACAAGCAGCACGAATACCATTAACAGCACTTGTCTTGTTGCCGTCGGCATCTTCTTTCAGCTTTAGTTTCTTCATTGCTACAACCATAGAGCTTGCGTAAATGAATCCACTACCGCCGGAGATTTTGTCATCTGGATCAAACATATCTTGCGATGCGTAAGTGTGGTTAGTTACTACCATTCCTACATTGTACGAGCCAAACATGTTGACACAGTTTGTTACAAGAGCTTTAAGTGCTTTTGCTTTACGGCCCATATCGCCTTTCATATCACCTGCTTCAAACTGATTAAGTTCAGTTGGAGACATAAGCATACCAAGCGAGTCAACTACAAAAAGGACCTTTGGACGATCTTCGTCTGGCATTGCTTTGTAGTCTGCCATAAAGGTTGCGATAGTTTTAGCAACGTCATCAATCATTGCCATGTTAAGTTTTAGAATCTTATCATCGCCGGTGTCAACACCAAGCGCTTGTAGCCAAGACTCGTCGAGTGCGTTCTCAGAGTCAATCAGTACTACAAAGATTCCGTTTTCTTGCGCAGACTTTACAATGTTGCCTGACACAATATAAGATTTACCAGCGCCGGATTCGCCAGCGAATACTGATACTTTACCTAGCGGAATACCTTTTTGGAAGTCGCCGCTGAGCAAATAGTTAAGAGCATAGTTACCAGTTGAGATCCAATCCTTAGGATCGTTAAAACCAGAACTCATACCCGTAATAGATTTTGTTAAACTTTTTCTAAATTTTGAGGGATCAAAAGCCTTTGTCGTCATGAGTTATTCCTAATGTAATGAAAAAGTAGAGCCGAACGGCTCGGCTCTACTATAATTTATTAGCCTTGCTGACGCTGACGAATCATTGCCAGAATGTCTGCCGAGTTAGGGCTTTCACTGGACGCTGCCTCAGCTGCTGGAGCTGGAGCAGGAGCAGGTGCTGCTGCCGGAGCAGGATCTACATCAAACGGTACATCGCTTGCTGCTTCTGCCACCGGTGCTGCCGCAGGTGCTGCCGCAGGTGCTGCTGCTGGAGCAGGTGCTTTTGCTACGTCGCCAGTTGGAGCACCAGGTGCTTTAAAGTAAGCACCCCAACGTTCTGCGTCATATGCTTCGCCATCTACAGAAGCTTCGAACATTTCAGTAAGAACACGTACCGAAGTTTCATCTGGCTTAGCTGGCAGGAAGTCGTTAAGATTAAACAAACCATGAGTATTAACAGCCTGCATTTCTACATCACTCAGTGGACGCTCACGACGTGCCCAAGTAGATGTTGAGTAGTCTGCGTACTCACCTTTCTTGGTCTTGTTAAGACGGAAGTCAATACCCTGCGTGTAATCAGTTGGCAGTTCTTCCATATCAGGATCCATAAGAGCCTGCTTGATGATTTGGAAGATCTGTGGGCCAATAATGAATCGACGAATTGGATTCTCAGGAGCCTCATCATCTGCGATTGGGTTATCGTTTACAAAACCTTGGAAGATGTAAGAACGCTTCTTCCAGTACTTACGACCCATGTCTTCGAGGCTTGGGTCTTTAAACCAACCACGCACCTCTCCCAGAATCGGGCAAGACTCGCCGTACATTTCCATACAAGGAACTTGTACTGTGATCGGCTTACTATCAGTTTCGCCTTTAACTCCTGCAAAAGGAAGTTTAATCATCAAACGTTCTTTCCAGAAGAAAGTGTTCGAGTCGTCACCGTCAGGAAGGAAACGAAGCGTTGCGCTTTGGCCTTCTTGCATATTCCAGAATGGGTAAATTGGGTTTGGTCCACTCGGGCCGCTGTTGCCGCCGGAGTTGTTTTCTCGTTGTGCGAGCTTCGCACGGATTTCTGCTAGAGATGTCATAATAAGTGCCTTTCAATTGCCTTTAAATATATTATGTGTGCCTTAATGTGTAGCACAATGTATATACTACACAATATTATTTAGTCTGTCAATAGAAAAATTATAAATTTTTGATATAATTTTCTAAGTCAACAGATTCTGGTAGTCTGTTTGCTGCTAGTGTCTTATAGTCACGACGTGTGTTATTAGTCTTGTTAATGTTGCGTACATCAAAGCCAAGCATTCTAGATCTAGCAAACTGACGTAAGCCCTTTAGAAAATCATACCAGTCTTGCCTAACATGATCGTCTTTGTCTCCTATTAGATTGTCGCTATACATTACTGTAATTTTTTCATCATCGATCGAACAGCTACATTGCCCTAAACTTTCGCCGCCTCTAGCATATTCAAAATCATAAAAGCGAGCGTCAGCCGGAACGTTGGTTGTGTTACCGTCTTTGTCGCCAATAGTAATAGATGGGAAACGTCCTCTGAGTTTGTTAAACAGTTGTTCTGCGACTGTGTTTAGGTTATCCATAGTATTGGTCCTTTAATTTATCTAAGTATGCGGCTGCTTTTCTTGCGCTTTCTAAGCCTCTAATTTCACCTTTTTCGAATTGTGTATCAATACGACGCATGCCTTGCATGGTAGTTTTAATAAATGTATCTTGGTGAGGATTATCAACAAAGTTACCAGTTTTTAATTGCCAGAAGCGGCGCTTAGCTAATAGCTCTCGAGTTTCATCGGGAGTCTGATTCATAATGTCAGTACGATGTTGCTTTTTACGAGCGCTATCACTAGTATCGCCCTGGCTGTTAGCTGTTGGCAATCCGTCCGGTGCTCTGCTATCCCAGAAACGCATTACGTTTCTTCCTTTTAGTGCTTCACGTGCTTCTGGGCTCGGAGCGCCGCGACCTGCAAAGCCTGCTCTTGCTGGTTCTCTTACTTTGCCAAGTGTTTCTTTGTAGTAACGGTAAGCGTCACTTGGCGATCCACGTCTGTTTGGTCCGCCCTGACCTGCGGCATACTGTTCAATAGTTTGGTAGAACTGAGCTAGAGTATCGACCCATCCTCGTATCTTTGGAAAGTATTGAGGCTCTTCTGTTTCAACAGATTCTAAGAAGTCTTGTATTGTATCGAACTCTTCAACAAGTCCAGCAACCTCGTCTCTTCTATCATACAGTTCGTCAAACGCTTCAGGCGTAAGAACTAAATCGCCTTCGACGATATCAATAGCATCTATTCGTGTTTTTTCAACAATGTCATTACGAACATCTTGTATTCTTTTGCCGAAATCTAATGCTTTTCGTTTAATCAGATTGGCAAGATTTTTCTCTGTAGCAATATACTTGTTATCAACAATCTCTTGTTCTCTATTAGAACGGCCGGTAGTTTGTGATAGTTCAAAAAGTTCTTCTACGTCTTCGCTTAAATCAACTAGTTCGTCATAGCCGATTTCATCGATATTATCCCAAACAGATAATACCAATTCATGAACTTCTCTATGTAACACCATAAATTCGTCGTTGTAGAAGTTGTAGCGTTTTTGTAGCCCGTCGACTAACTGATCAATTTGATCAATACGATTAGTTGCTATAGAAACAAAATTATCCGGCATATTCTTTAATTCAGAAAACGCATCAGTTTCCGCTCTCATGCCAGCTGTGTCTATGTTGAATATGTCTTCTGCGCTGAGGTCGGCATCGTCACCTTCGGCTGCTGCTTTGAGCCTATCAAGAGTTGCATTAGTTTTTTCGTTAAACTCCTGTAGCTTTTCGACAATAACGTTGTATAGTCTTTCATCAAGCTCTTCAAACTCTTCCTTGCCGGTGATGGCATTGTTAATAATCTCTGCCTTTTCGTTGTACTCAGCGTCAAGCAATACTTGCATGTTAGCTAAAGAACCAATTGCTGTGCCTGCTACATCTGATTCAATATTGCTTATCAGTTCGTCAAGTGGTTCGAT